GATCCCATGCTCAAGGACGCGCTCGACGAATGGATCACCCGCATCGTCTGTTATGCCTTTGGCCTCTCGCCGCAGCAATTTGTCAGCGTCATGAACCGTGCCACCGCTGAAACCAGCGTGGAGCAGGCCGCGGCCGAAGGCCTTGTGCCGATTCTTGGCTACCTGGCTGACATCATGAACTTCGTCGTGAACCGCCATTTCGGCTACAGCGACATTGAGTTTGTCTGGGAGCAGGACCGTACTCTGAACCCGCTTGACCAGGCAAAGATTGATGACATCTACGTTCGCGCCGGTGTCCTTTCCATCGACGAGGTGCGTCAGGACCTCGGCAAGCATCCCGTCGGCATGGGCAACGCCGTAATCACGACCACAGGAATCTTTCCTCTTGAGGTCAAAGGCTCAGCACCGAACTCTGGATCGTCAGCAGAAACTCAGCCGGCCGTTGAATCTCAATCCATGCTGGAATCTCAGGCAACGCACGACTCTCAACCCCTGTCATCCTGAGCGGCACCGAGCGCCGTCAAGGCGTGAGGTAGAGTCGAAGGACCCCGAGGATGCTCATCGTGACCAGGTCGCATCAGGGAGTTCTTACGAGACAGAGACGAGTGCAATCTTGATTGCTGAACCGCAAGGCGGAACCAAACGAGGTTTTTAGAGTACCACCACCAAGGCAGCCCATTGGCCGCCTTTTCCATTTGGAGCACTATTCATGAAGAACCTGAAACTCTTTGCCCAGATCGCCAAGATCGATGAATCCCGGCACGAAGTCTGGGGCGTTGCCACCGCTGAAGTAGTCGACAAAGAAGGCGAGATCTTCGACTATGAAACCTCCAAGCCCTACTTCAAATCATGGTCTGATGAAATCTCCAAGGCCACAGACGGCAAGAGCCTGGGCAACGTGCGTGAAATGCATGAGCCCAGCGCCGTCGGCAAACTCGTCGCCATCGATTTTGACGACGATCTGAAGCAGGTCCGCGTGGGCGCACGCATCGTGGACAGCGTGGCGTGGCAAAAGTGCATGCTGGGTGTCTACACCGGTTTCAGCATCGGCGGCGCCTACGTGAAGGCCTGGAAAGACGGCGAATATGTTCGCTTCACCGCCAGCCCGGTGGAGATCAGCGTGGTGGATAACCCGTGCGTTCCCGGCGCGCACTTCACGGCCGTCAAAGCGGATGGCACCTCCGAAGTCCGTAAGTTCAAGGCCGCTGCTGGCGTCAGGCATTCCCCAGCCGCCAAAATCGGCGCGCGCCATTCAAAAGACACACTGGCCCATCTCAACGCCATGAAGGACTGCATGGAGAAGATGGCGCAAAGCCATCAGGAAGCAAGCACCCACATGGATGCGTTGCTAGAGAACGATGATGCTGATAGCGTCGCGCGATCGGCCTCGGCAGGATTGAGAAAAATTCCGGGCGATCGACGCTCCGGATCAACGACAGGAGACCAAAACACAATGCTGGAAGCAAATGACAAAGCGCAACTGGAAAAGGCCAAGGCCAATTCCTCATCTGCGCTCGCCAAGCTGGCTGAGGTGGAGCAGGAAATGGCCGGCTTGCGCAGCGAAATGGAGAGCAACAACCAGGAGATCCAGCGGTCGCTGAGCAATCTTCTGTCACTGCTGGAAAAACTCGTAGCCCCGCAGGAACCGGGAGGCCGGGTGGCGCGCACCGGCGTGCCTACGCACACCGTAACCAAAGAAGACGATGCCCGGCCGGCCCTGGCCAAGTCCGCCGGCGAGCCCAATGTTCACGAGCTGCTCAAGCGCACATTGCAAAAACCACAGCCTGCTTCGGTCTATCTGCGTTAGTACACTTTCCCTAGCTGCCTCTCACTTACGTATTTAGTAACGCTGTGGGCAGACGCGGGGTGGAGCAGGGCCTGCCCTGAGCGACTGAGCGAAGCGAAGAGCCGAAATGGGCATTTTTGCCAATTACCCCTTCGTGTTGTATCCACCCACCGGGTGGAGCAGGCATTTATGCCATTTCCCCTTCGTGTTGTATCCACCCACCGGGTGGAGCAGGCATTTATGCCTGCGTTAATTGTCTTGCTTGGCCGGCTTTAGCCGCCGAGGTAACGAATTCATTTCAAAAATCCACAAAATCTCCGGGCGGAGAAAAAGGAATCAAAACATGTTTGGCGATCTGAGTCAGCAGACGTTTGATCTGCTCAACAAGGCGGACCTGTCCGCTTTGAACAAAACCACTATAGGCCAGGCGCAAATCAGCGGTGCGCCGGGCAATTTGAACGCGTTTGACCTTCGCGGACCGGCGCTTCAGCTTTATCCGGTCATCACACCGCTGCGTAACCGCCTGCCTCGTCAAGTCAGCGACCGCGGCGATCTGGCCACGCGCTGGAAGGCGATCACTGGCGTCAACACGCTGAACTTCGAACTCGGCGTGGCCCAGGGCCGGCGTTCGGCGGAAATGAGCGTGACCGAGCAAGACTACATCGCGTCTTATGCCGGGATTGGCTTGGAAGGTTCCGTCGACTGGGAAGCCGTCTGGGCCGGCGGCAAAGAGTTCGATAACAAAGCCACCTTGGTCCAGTCATTGCTTCGCGCCGTCATGATCGGCGAAGAGAATATCATCCTCAACGGCAACGCCTCCATGGCGTTGGGGCAGGCGCCCCAGCCAACTCTCGTGCTCGGTCCCGCCAACTCGGGCGGTACGCTGGGCTCGGGACTTACGTTGGTGGTTTTTGTCACCGCGCTCACGGCGCGCGCTCTGGCCAATACGTCTGTCGCTTCGGGCGTGAGCTATGGCCAGGTGACGCGTCTCAACATTGACGGGACGTCAACTCAGTATGGCGCCGGCGCAAGCCAGATCAGCATCGCGTCCGCTTCTGTCCTCACCAGTGCCACCGTCCAGAATGTCACCGCAACCGTTCCGGCCGTGAAAGGCGCTGCCGGATACGCGTGGTATATCGGCACCAGCGCAGCCACGGCAAATTTGAACGCGATTACCACTGTGAACAAGGTAACCATCAGCGCTCCGGGCACCGGTACGCAGTTCGCCAATGCCGCCGGATCCAATACGGATGGCTCCGCCAACGCTCTGGTCTTCGACGGATTTCTTACTCAAGCCCTGAAATCCAACGCTGGCTATTTCGCTTCGCTTGACGGCAACGTTCTTACTGCCGACCAGGCAAACGGAATCGTCGAAATTGACACAGCACTGCAGTGGTTCTGGGACAACAAGCGTCTCAGCCCCACCGAAATCTGGGTCAACTCGCAGGAAGCGCGCAACATCAACAAGAAGATCGTTGCCTCCGGCGGTATTCCTCTGTTCCGCTTCACCTTGCCGGGTGGAACCGGATCGGAAGACGATAAGCCGGCTCTGTTGGGTGGCGCCAGTATTGCCAAGTACTGGAACAAGTTCACGCAGCAGTTCCTGGACATTCGTATTCATCCCAACCTTGCTCCAGGCACCGTTTTCTTCAATAGCTCTGAGATCCCGTATCCGCTTTCCGGCGTGGACAACGTTAGCTTTGTCCGCTGCCGCCGCGACTACTACCAGATCGAGTGGCCCGTGGTTTCCCGCCAGTATGTGTATGGCGTGTATGCCGACGAGGTGCTCGTCTGCCGTGCGCCGTTCTCCCTTGGCGTGATTGCCAATGTGGCCAACGGCTAACGTCAGCAGCGGCTTCGCCGCCCCGCAGATCGCTGCTGATATTCCGATCCTGACTAACGGCAGGTGAGGAAAAGGAAGGCAGCCTGAGTTCCTCCCAGGCTGCCTTTTCTTATTGACCAGTCAGCGCCTGGGCTGGGGAACCTGCTCCTCAAAACTGGTTCCCCGGTGCCTGCATTTTCAATCTTTGGAGACATCAAATGGCCGCCGCACCTGACGATCTTTGCACTCTTGCCGAACTCAAAGCCTGGCTGCCCAACCAGGGCAACAATGACGATGTCACTCTGCAAAGCCTCATATCCAATGCCAGCCTGCAAGTGTTGCAGTACATCGACAGACCGCACATTTTGTCGTCGGTGCTTGGTCCGCTTACGGAAACCTATGACGGAAATAATTCAGATCGCCTTCTGCCGCGCAATTTCCCCATCATTACTGTCAGCAGCCTTAGCATCGACGGCGTAGGTATCCAGGCGGCAACCACTCCGGCAACCGCGGGCTATCTTTGGGACGGCCGGCGCATTCTGCTGCGCGGATTTCGTTTTTGCCATGGCGTGCAGAATGTCCAGCTTTCATATTCCGCAGGCTACTTGAGCGTGCCCATCGATCTGAAGCAGGCAGCGATTGAAGCATTTGCTCTGACCTATCGCCAGCGCGTTCGCATTGGTGAAAAATCCAACAGCATGAACGGCCAGGTAACGATCTCATTCGACATGAGTGATGTTCCGCCGCGTTCCATGGCCATCTTCAGCCAGTATCGGAGGTTGGCGCTGTGATCAAGGTACAAATTGACGATTCCGCCTTGCGGCAGCTGCAACAGCGCCTCGCCGGACTCGCGCCTCGCCTGGTCGCACAGGTTTACAAAGCCTTGCAACCGCTCATTTACCAGTCGTTGCGTACGGCAGTCCCAAAATATTTTGCCGGGTCCACGGGCAAAGGCAGTTCCAGTGATCTGCTGACGTCCCGCAGCGGTAATCTGCTGAACTCTGTCTTGAACTCCATTCAGGTCAGCCCCGATGGTCAGAGCCTGGCAGTCAGCATTGGATCGGACCTGCCGTACGCGCGTATTCACGAGTACGGAGGCTTCGCCGGTCGTCGCGGGCCATATAAGAAAAAAGACGGGCATCGCCCTTACATTCGACCGCGGCCCTATCTGCGTCCCGCAATCAATGATCTGCAAAAGGCATTGCCTGCTCTGCTTGAGCAGGCAATCCAGCAAGTTCAGGTGTCGCAATGATCTTTCCCCGCGAGCAAATTTATTCCGCATTGTTTGCCGTTTTACAGGGCGCACTGCTCACGCCGGCTGGTCCGTTCAAAACGGTCAGCCGGCGTTGGCAGGATCCTTCGCAGCTCTCACCTGCGGACCGTCCATCGTTGTACCAGGTGCAGAAAGACGAGCTCACCGGGACCAGCATGAATGGCCTTCCCATCCACGCCAAAATAGCTGTCGATCTGGTGCTTTATACCGCGGGCGACAGCGAACCCAATTCGGTGCCTTCCACTGAACTGAATTCGCTTCTTGACGCGGTGGAGTCGGCCATTCGCTCCTCGACGCCTGGGATAGCGCAGTCGCTTGGCGGCAAGGTTTCGCATTGCCGAATTGAAGGAAAGATCGAAATCGTCGAAAACGTGCAGGGCTCCATGGCTCTTGCCGTCGTGCCGGTGGAAATTCTTACCACCGCATAGATACCGGGTTCAGTCACGGACCGCATTCATCGGCGGACTTAATTTCTGGGAGTGCAGGGTTGGCTCCCCAAAGGAGAAAGAAAACATGTTTGAATTTGGCGCAGGTACCTTGTGGGGCTTTCCCGTGGGCGGCAATACCGCCACCAACCCCACTCCCATGAAATTCGGAACGCTGCAGGATGTTTCGCTCGATATCTCGGGTGACGTCAAGCAGCTTTACGGACAGAGGCAGTTTCCTGAGGCTGTGGCCCGCGGAAAATGCAAGATCACCGGCAAGTCAAAATTTGCCGCCATCAATGGCAAAATGCTCAATGACCTGTTCTTCGGCCAGACGATGCCCGCCGGTATGAAACAGGTGTCTCTTGATGAATCTCACGCCATCCCCGCTACTCCTTTCCAGGTGACGATTGCCCCGCCAAACTCCGGCGTGTTTGTGCAGGATTGGGGAGTACGTTACGCGTCCACGGGGCTCCCATTTACCCGCGTTGCCTCTGCCCCTGTACTGGGACAATATTCCGTCACGGCAGGCGGGGTTTACACATTTGCATCGGCGGATAACGTCGCTGGCGCCGTAGCTCTTATCAGCTACACGTACTCGCTTGCGGCTGTCGGATCACAGCTCAATATCACCAACCAGCTCATGGGCTTCGCGCCGACAATCCAGGTACTGCTGGAAAACGTTTACAACGGCAACCAGTTCAACGTGCTTCTTTACTCGGTGGTGGCGTCCAAGCTTAGCTTTGCCACCAAGCAGGAAGACTTCATCATTCCTGAGTTTGATTTTGAGGCCTTTGCGAATGCCGCCGGCCAGGTGATCGATATGTATTCCAACGAATAGCTCATCCGCGTTCACAAGAATGGAGTCGCGTTTCCCAACCGGAGCTGCTTGGCCGGTTGGGGAGCGCTGCCGGCCAGATCATGGACACGTATTCCAACAAGTAATCACCAGGGCGGGCCGGTTCTGCACCTTTGGCTTTGCTTCGAATTCATTTCATCTATCGGGAGGAAATCATGCTTAAGCAGCAAACCGTCCCAACGTCTCTGGGACAACTTACAGTGTCATCTCTAACGCTGGGAGAGCTCCGCCAGTTGGATTCCCTGTTTCAGAAGAAGGCTTCGGATGAGCCCCCTGGCCTTGGTTCGTTGTTGAGATATCTGCCCGTGGTCCTGAACTCAGTTCGGAAGGTGCACCAGGACCTGACGGCGGAACAGCTTGAAAATGGGCTGACCTTCGATGATTTCACTGTTCTTTTCAATGCAGCGCTTGAAGTTTCCGGACTCAAGAAGGCGGCCGCGGGGGAACCAATTCCGGTACCGGTATAGCGGAGTGGCCATTTATTTACGGCCACATCGCCACTGCTACCGGATGGACATTCACACAGATCGACCAACTGACTCTGTGGGAAGTAACGGATCTGTTCGACTATTGGCATGAACATCCGCCAACTCACGAACTCGTGGGAGCTTACCTCT